AACTTTATCAAAAGAAGAAAAAGAAATTTAAAAGTGATACAGAATCATATGTTAAACAGCAAAAGGATGAGGCTGCTACATTAGGAGCACAAAAAGATAAAATTTATACTGATTTGAGTTCCTCTCACAAGAAAATTTGGGATGCAGGAGAAAAAGCAGGTTGGCCTAAAGCAAGAATATTAAAGTACATTGCGGGTGGAGGAACACTTGCTGGAATAGGAGGCTTTGGAGTAAAACTTTATTCTGACGTTAAAAAGGAAATGGAAAGAGCCAAGGGTGGCTACGTTAGAAAAATGAAGGCAGGCGGAAGCGTTAGAAGAATGAACGCAGGTGGAAGTGTTTCCCGTGGAACAGGAGCCGCAATACAAGGCACCAAGTTCAAGGGTGTATTCTAATGAAAAAAGTTTTGGAAAAAATTAAAAAGAAATTGGAGAAGCTCGATGCACTCCATGAAAAGGAAGAATCCATTATCGAGAGCATCAAGGAAATGATTGACAATGAACTCGAAGAGGATATGGACTGGGACAAGGACGAAAAGTAAATGGGCAAATTAGATTTAATACTGCAAATGATAAAGACGGGAGTATCCGCATCTAAAATCATAGCTAAGTATGGTAAGAAGGCTTATGATGTAGCTAAAAAACAATCTAAATCAATAAAAAATTGGCATAAAGACCTTACTAAAGGAGAAAAACGATTTTTACACTATGGCGTACCTTCACCTATGTTGACAGTTCCAACAGTGGCAGCTACGGGTCATCTTGAAAAACAAGAAAATATAAGAAGAAAAAGAGAAAGAGCAGAATCTAGAAAAAAACAAAGAGGAATGAGTTCTGGTGGTTCGATTAACTCCAGAGCCATTGCGAAAAAATACTTCAAAGGAGGACTGGTATGACGATGATTGGGATGATAAGGAGGAGTAATGAGAGCTAAACCAGGCTATAAATGGTCAAAAAAAAGACCTTGGCACGGTGGTTTTCCTGAACAAGTGCCTCTAGAACCAGGGGATCCAAAACCTAAGAGAAAAGTTACGTCCAAAAGAAGTAAAACGAAAAAAAGTTCAGTCAAACTGGCAAAGAAATACTTTAAAGGTGGAATGGTTTAAATGGCAAGACAAATAAACGAACCAGTCAGTCAAGTTGCCGTGGAGGAAGTGGAAGTAGTCATAGGTGAAGAACCTATAGAGGAAAACCAACCTTCCGAGAACTTAGCGGAAGACATTGATGATGAGGATCTAAAGGAAATTGCATCCGATCTCGTATCTGCCTATGATGCCGACATACAAAGTCGTGGCGATTGGGAAGATACAATCAAGAAGGGAATGGATCTTCTAGGATTAAAGCTGGAGGAAGTGCAAAATCCTTTTCCCGGTGCATGTTCCGCACATCATCCATTAATGATTGAAGCGGCTGTACAGTTTCATGCCCAAGCGTTAAAGGAACTGTTTCCATCCAACGGCCCTGTAAAAACACAGATTGTGGGCGAGATGACAAAAGAAATAGAATCCCAAGCTGAAAGAGTTAAGGATTTTATGAATTATCAAGTCACGGAGCAGATGGAGGAATACTTCGATGACTTGGATCAAATGCTGTTCTATCTACCGATTGTTGGTAGTTGCTTTAAGAAAGTTTATTACGATTCAGAATTGGAACGACCCGTTTCAAAGTTTATTCCCATAACCGATTTCGTTGTATCCACGAACACAACAGACCTTAGAACAAGTGGACGATACACCCATGTCATTCGCATGGAAGCCAACGAGCTAAAGAAAAGGCAAGTCAACGGTTTCTATAGGGACATTGAACTCATGGAAGAGGATAGATCAAATGAATCTACATCCATGACGGGAATCAATGAAAAGATACAAGACATTGAAGGCGTAAAGCCCAACACAACATACAAGAAGGATGCACGTTTCACGTTGTTGGAAATGCATGTTGATCTTGATCTTCCGGACAGTGGCAAGGAATTTGCGTGTCCGTACATTGTAACAATTTGTAAAGAAACAAATGATATCTTGGCGATACGTCAGAACTTCAAGGATGACGATGACAAGTTCAAGAGACTGCAATATTTTGTTCATTACAAATTCTTACCAGGCTTTAACTTTTACGGTTTAGGTTACGTCCATCTTCTCGGCAATTTGCAAAAGACGGCAACAACTATTTTGCGTTCATTGGTTGATGCCGGACAATTTTCAAACCTGCCGGGTGGATTCAAGGCTCGTGGAATGCGAGTGGAAGGCGACCAACCTGTAGGGTTTGGTGAATTCAGGGATGTGGAAGGCTATGGAGACGATATTCGCAAGTCCATTGTTCCTTTGCCATTCAAAGAACCTTCACAAGTTTTAACAGGCTTACTCGGTGCATTAACCGATGAGGGAAGACGACTTGCTGCAATAACGGACTTACAGACGGGAGACATGAACTCACAAGCCCCCGTAGGTACGACCATTGCGTTATTAGAGCAAGGAATCAAGGTGATGTCGTCCATTCACAAGCGACTTCACAAGGCACAACGAGAAGAATTTAAAATACTAGCTAGAACGAATTACGATTTCCTCCCAAGTAATTACCCCTATGCTGTAGAAGGTGTTGGTCGTGAAATCTTCAAGGAAGATTTTGACGGTAGAATCGATGTACTCCCAGTATCCGATCCCAACATCTTCTCTACAGCACAAAGAGTGCTTCTGGCACAAACACAAATACAAGCGGCAGCACAAGCACCGCAGATACACGATTTACGAGAAGCCTACAGGAGACTGTACAAGGCACTTGACGTGGATAACGTGGATGAAATGCTTATTCCAGAAATGGGTAGCAAACCTATGGATCCGGCAACAGAAAACTATACAATGATGTATCAGAAACCTGTGAAGGCATACAGTTGGCAAGACCATGATTCACACGTTGCCGTACACGAAGCCTTCATGAGTGATCCTGCCGTCATTCCGCAAGACCCAAGACTGCAACAGGCTCTTGCCGGTACACTACAAGCACACATACAAGAACATCAAGCACATAAATACCGATTGGCGATCATGGCAAACGCTGGAATTGAACTTCCAAGTGCACCAGAGTACGACAGGTTTAATCCTGGAAAAGACAATGAATACGAATCAATGGACAGGGATATTGAAAATGCAGTGTCACAAGCCCAAGCACAAGTGGCCGGGCAGATTGCTCAAGCCAACCAACAACAGGCACAGCAACAACAGGCACAACAGCAACAGCAAGATCCAAGATTCCAATTGGCACAGCAAGACTTACAGTTACGAGCACAAGAAAATCAGCGTAAAGCTGAAGAGGGTGCTGCAAGAACTCAACTTAAAGGAAAAGAAGTTGAACTCAAGGAAGAACAAGCTGCATCCAAAGCACAGATTGATTCCGCTAAATTGGCTCTTGATCGTGACAAAGCGATGGCTGACATGGAAATTGACAGAGAGAAGTTGCGTTCCAACGAACAACGTGATATGGCTCGTTCTCAATACCAACAGCAAATGGTTGAATCCAAGGCTGACATTGAAAGGGCGAGAACAATCATAGAACGTGAGCAGAGAGAAAAAGATAGAAAAGCTACTCAACAAAAAGATACAACTAAGGAAAGTTGAGAAGGCTAAACATTCCGTTATTTCTTTGTGGGACAAAACGGACAAACTGGCGAAGGCAGAGTGTAAAAGAACTGTGTTAGCTTTGTGTCAGAAACATAGAAAAGGTTTTTGGATTGTCGTACACGAGGATGATCTGGAAGAGGTAATAAAGGCTAGAAAATAATGGACACCACTAAATTTATTACCTACTTTAAGAATAAGATCAATAGGGAGATTAACAATATAAAGGATGCCTTTGAGCAAGGCAGAATTCCCAAGGAGAATTATGATTCTTCCGTTGGTGAATTAAAGGGTTTACGTCTAGCGAAAAATTTGCTACAAGAGTCCGCAAAGAATATTGAAAATGACGATACCGAAATTTAGCTTAGTAGAAGAAAAACTGGAAAAGAAACATCCTAAAGCCGTAGGACATAGAATCCTCATTCAAGTTTTGGATGTTCAAGATAAAACAAAAGGTGGAATTTATCTTCCCGGCAAGGCTGTGGAAGATCATAGAAGTATCGCTTCCATAGGCAAGGTCATACAAATGGGTGATGATGCCTATAGGAGAGAAGACATGACCATCCCCTGGTGCAAAAAGGGAGATCATGTAATGTTCGGTAAGTATGCAGGACACCGTTTCAAGTACGGAAAGTCTGAACTTAGAATAATGAACGATGACGAGATTCTGGCTATAGTGCCAGATATAACAAATATAAGTTAATATATTTGTTTCTTCGTAGCATTCGCTACGCAAATTTAACTACATAACTTTGGAGAAAGACCAATGCAAATCGTACACGATTCATCGGGTAAAAAGAAACCGATGCAAGTCGTGGATGATGGTAAGGAAACGAAGCTGAAGACATTCAAGGGTGCGACTGTTCCGGAACAGGATACACAGGAGAATGCTGAAGTGGAAGAAGTCATAGACGACACACAAGCCGTCCATGAAGAACAGACAACTGAATCCACGCCAACACAAACAGAAGCTGAATCAGAAGAGCAAGAGGAAGCAGAAGATAGTGTTGAAAAACCACAGAAGAGGAATGCCTCTTATCAAAACAGGATCAATGAACTTGTTAAAAGGGCAAACGAAGCCGAAAGGCAACGTAATGACTACTATAACAGGAATCAACAGCTAGAAACTGATCTTAAAAAGAAGAATGTTGTAACGGAGGATTATGCGAAGTTACAATCTCAATTTTATGATTCACGGAAAGCAAATGCCGAAAGAGCACTGGACAGTGCCCGTGTAGCACATAAAAGTGCCCACGAAGAAGGCGATTCTGATAAAATGCTTAAAGCTGCAGAAGATATTGCAGAAGTTAAGTACGAGTTGAAACAACTGGAAAATAAACAACCATTTGTTCCACCAACTCCAAAACAATCATCAAATGCTGGGCAAACACAAGCTACTGCTCCACAGCAACCACAATCACAACCTGATCCTCGTGCACTTCGATGGGCACAGGACAACAGTTGGTTTGGTACTAATGTGGCAAAGACTGGTGCTGCTTACGCTATTGATGCTGCTCTCAAGATGGAAGGCTACAATCCATCAAGCGAGGAATACTATTCCGAGTTAGATAAACGTGTAGTCGAAGCGTTTCCACAAGAAACGTCAAGACCTAGACAAACAGTAGCAGGTGTCTCTAAGACATCTTCCTCATCTAAAAAGGTTCGTATGAACCAGAGCCAGATCGCAATGGCTCGTAAATTAGGTGTGCCAATTGAAGAATATGCGAAGTTCGTGAGGACTGAATGACCAATAAAAATATAAAAAGCCATTCGACTAGGGCTGAAGCTAGTCGCAAAATAGTCTATACGCCTCCTAATGATCTGGATGCTCCAAAACCAAATGTAGATGGAATCAAATACAGATGGATAAGGGTAGCCACGGGTGGGGAGGATGATTCACAAAACGTATCCAGAAAGAAAAGAGAAGGATATGAATTTGTGCGGGCTGATGAACACCCAGATTTCGATGCACCTAAACATGAAACAGGAAAATACGCTGGAGTAATTGGTACGGGGGATCTCGTTCTTGCAAAAATTCCAATAGAAATGTCTGATGCGAAAAAGGAATACTTTCAGCAAAGGACAGGTAGACAGACTGAGTCTGTTGACCAGGATATTTTAAAGGAACAGCATCCATCTATGCCAGTTCATCAAAAGCGTAGTTCTTCGTCAACTGTAGGCAAACGACCAACAGAATTTGAAAAGGAATAAGTTTATTTGTTTTAGGTGTTTTTTAATAACTTAATACAATAGGAGAAGTATTATGGCAAACGTAGACGCAGCTTTTGGTGCGAAGCCAATAAGACATCTCACTGGAGGAGTTATTAGAGCAACAGAGTATAAAATGGTTTATGAATACGGAGCAAATGTTTTTACTGGTGATTTTGTCAAACTTGCGGCTACTGGATACATCCAAGTAGCAGCAGCGGGAGAGAGAATACTAGGCGTATTTAATGGTTGTAAGTACACTGCCTCTAATGGCGAAATAGTCTTCAAGAGATACTGGCCCACTGGAACAGCTACACTAAACAATGGCGATGTCACTGCTTATGTGTATGACGACCCTAATATTGTCTGGGCTATTCAATCTTCAGGTAGTGCTGACTTTGCCGACATCGGCAACTTAGCAAACCACGTTGCAGGTACAGGTAGTACCTCAACAGGTCAATCTGCCTTTGAGATTAATGGCACGACAGGAACGGGTACAGCAGGTTTGCGAATTCTCGGATTGTACAATGAACCAAAAAATGCCTATGGTACTAATGGCGTGTTGGAAGCAGTTATATGGGAACATGAACTGATCGGACATGACCAAAGTACGGCAGGCGTATAAGGTAAGGAGAAATAAATGGCTATATCAAGAAGCCAGCTCGTTAAAGAGTTGGAACCAGGTCTCCACGCCTTATTCGGTTTGGAGTACAAAAAATGGGAACGTGAACACGCTGAAATATTTTCGGAAGAAAGCTCAGACAGAGCCTTTGAAGAGGAAACTCTACTTACTGGCTTTGGAGCAGCACCAACTAAATCAGAAGGTGCTTCTATCGAATATGACACCGCTGCAGAGCAGTGGACTGCAAGATATGTGCATGAAACTATCGCCCTAGCATTCTCAGTTACTGAGGAAGCTGTGGAAGATAATCTTTATGACACATTATCAAAACGGTACACGGCAGCTCTAGCACGTTCAATGGCTTATACAAAGCAGGTAAAAGCAGCTAATGTTCTAAACAATGGATTTAGCTCTAGTTACCCTGGTGGCGATACGAAAGCATTGCTTACCACTGATCATCCGACAATTGAAGCCGGAAATCAAGCTAATGAGCCAGACACAGCAGCAGACTTTTCTGAATCTTCACTAGAAGCAGCGATTGTTTCAATCGGTGGTTTTGTGGATGACAGGAACGTCCCAGTTGCAGTTAATGCAAGAAAGCTAATTATTCCTAGGAATACGGCTTTCGCAGCACAGCGAATCCTAAAATCAGAACTTAGGGTTGGTACTGCTGACAATGACATCAACGCATCAAGATCAATGAACATCCTTCCACAAGGATATTCAGTAAATCACTATCTAACAGATACTGATGCTTGGTTCATTCTCACAGACCTAACTAACTCTGGTCTAAAAATGTTTCAAAGAAGACCTTTAAAAACTTCTATGGAACCGGATTTTGAAACAGGAAACATGCGTTTCAAGGCTTCTGAAAGATATTCTTTCGGATGGTCTGACTGGAGAGCTATCTTTGGCTCACCGGGAGCGTAGAGAGTACGAACTAGGGGGGATTAATTCCCCCCTTTTATTTTCTAGGATTAATCAATCATGCCAACTGCCCTAGCAGACAATCGTAGAAGCGATGGTATGATTTAGCTACGGAGAATTAAAATGGCTAATACAACTTTTAGTGGTGCGGTAAGATCAGAGACTGGCTTTAAAGTAATTAACAAAGCCGCTACCACTGGTGCGATTACAGAAACAGGAGTTAATATTAACTCAACTGGACAATTGGTTGCACTTGGAACTCACAAGTTTCAATCTTTTGCGGGAACTCTAGCATCAACAGATGCTGCTGATACAGCATACGGTGATGGCGATGTTCTTGTGG